GATCGGCGGCTTCCTCGAGCCCGCGTTCGGCGGCTCCCTCGAGCCCGCGTTCGGCGGCTTCCTCGAGCCCGCGTTCGGCGGCTTCCTCGAGCCCGCGTTCGGCGGCTTCCTCACCTCCGCGGAAGATGACTTTCGCAGTATTCTTGGCGATTCGGGCGCCGGCGCCGGCGACTCTGCCGACAACAGGAAGGGCATCGAACAACGCGTCTGCTCCTGCGGCGGTGACGTCGTTCATTATGTCTCCATCCGAGTGCCCTAACCCTAACCCGTGCTGGACTGCCGAGCTCGCGCGAACCTCCGTTCCGAGGAAGGGCACCGTGTCGATCCATGACTTCACCGACTCTGGCATCCAAGGGGCGGCAAAGTTAATGGCTGCGTGTGCCAGAAGGAAGGCCATGTCCTGACGCGCCCCAGCCTCAGAATTATGCCCGGTGGAAGAACCGGTAGCCCTCATACACGACGTACACCGTGCCTCCAATCGCCGCGATCGCGAAGAGACCCTCGGCCGCACCGGTCACTGAACTCGGCAAACCGATGTTCCCCACCGCTCTGTTAGCGCCGGCCTCGAGCCCCGCCAGGAGCCCCGGAAGACCGTGAAGCGCTTCTTCGATTGCCCCAAGCGGTTTTTCCATTAAGTTGGTCGCGTCTGTCTTGAATTCTCGATAGAACGCCATGGCCTCGTTGCCGACCAGCCCTACTGTCACCGCCGGTGCAAATGCTTTAATGGCGCGCCAACCCTCTTGTCTCGCCACGTTCCCACTCGTTGCAATGGAACCCGTGGGGTCTTTTACATGCGGCGCCTCGTGCGGCGCACTGTGTGGTTGTGTTCGACCACCCCCGCTTGCGTGTACCTCGGCTTTAGCGCCAGCCGCGACCTCGGCTTTAGCGCCACCCGCGGCCTCGGTTTTAGCGGCTTTAGCGACACCCGCGAGCTCGGCTTTAGCGACACCCCTGCTAGCAAACACACCTCTTATCAGGGCCGACATCTAGTTCTCACCCGACCCGTCAGAAACTTCACACACACGCGCGCGCCCTCTCTCACAGATCCTTCGCGCCGGCGGGCACCTTCACCGGCTGGTTCATCTTCTCCAGTGCGTGCGCGATGCGCGCGTCGCCGCTGTTCGCGCCGTGCACGGTCATCACGAGTGCGCCAATCGACAGCACGAGGCGCATCTCGGGCGACATGTACATGCCCGCGCCGTACTTGATCATCAGCTCGTCGACGATCGGCTGGAACTCCGCCATGTTGTCCTTCGTCACCTTGGCGAGACCCTGCAGGTTGAGCCCGAGCGGGTTGAACACGTCCCGGTGGATCGCCTCCACGGCGACCATCGAGCCGTGCAGGATCATCGCGCCCATGTTGCTGTCCTGCTTCGACCCGAGCTGCATCTCGTAGTAGTGGAGCTCGTCGAGGATGTCCTCGGCCGAGCTCTTGGCGCTCACGTTGTTGCGCTTCTTCAGGTGTGGGAAGCGCTCCTTGTAGGCCACTAGTTTGTCGAGGAGCGCGGATTTGTCAATATCTTGGGGTGGTGCGTTAGCAGACGAACGATCGGTGGAGGCAGGAGCTTTGGGGTCCGTCGAGGGCGGAGCGGTGTTCAGACGCTTCTCCTTCGACGCCAGACGGGCCTCCTTCTGCACCTCCAACTCCGAGGGCGGCTTCAACTTGCCGCCCTTCTTCTCTTGGATGACCGCGGAGATCGCCGCGGGGTCCAGGCCGCCGAGCTCGAGGGGGTCCTTATCACGACTGCTTGTCCCGGCCATCTGATTCGCTGTTGGAATTTTGGATCACGTCGCGAAACAGCTCCAGATAGCGCCAAAACTTGTCGTGCATCTCCCCGCGCGCCCGGACGGCCTGCACCACCGCGACGAACTCCACTGGCAGGTCCTCCTCCTGCATCATCCGCACAAGGCCGCTCCAATCACGATGTGCGACCTTGGGTGAGTTCGCGTCGAGTACCTGTGCTAGGAATGTTACCTCGACCACGGACCGGTCGTGTATGAGCTGCTCGATGTCCACGGGTAAGTTCTGCTTCCCCACCTCCCCAGTTACCCATCTGGCCATGTTGCCTAGCTTCTCCTTGAGGAAGGCGCCGAGTTCCATGTCGCCCGACATCTGCTTCAAGTGAACAGGTACACGGCGCCAGCTGCTACTGCTGGGACCAGTAGAAAATGTGTGTTCGTCGCGTCGGGGCTCGGGGAGAGCCACCTCAGCGGCTTAATCGAGCCGTCGTCGCGGAACGACTCGTTGGGGTACTTGGCGACGAACGCCGCGCCTGCGGCGGCGACGCCGGCGACGAAGGCGCGCGACATCGGCTGTCCGAGGCCGAGCTTCACTAGGATCCCGCGCGCGTCCGTGACCGCCTCGAAGGTCGACATGCTTGCTCAGCGTGCGCTCAGAAAGTTTAGCGACGAGCACCCGTCGGCGTGAACATCTCTTCAGCCATCCGCGCCGTCCTGCGACCGTCAACTTGGGACATGGGCTGCCGATCGTCGGGCAGCGCCCATCGGTCGCGCGTCGCACGCGTAACCGCCTCGCCTGGAAGGGTGGGCCGCGCGCCGAACTGCGCCGACGCGAACGGCAGCTTGAGCTTGTCCTCGCGGTTGTCGCCGTTCGCCCGGAACGACCACGGCGAGAGCAGACCGGGCGCGTACTGGTCGTGCAGGTTCGCGTGCCGACCGAGCCGCGGCCCGTCGACCTTGCCCTGGTCGACCAAATACTTGAAGTGGAGGTCGTCGAACGTGTTGATGCCCCAGGAGTCGATCATCTGGTTGCGAAGCGCGAATTCGTAGTCGGTGTGCACCTGCTGGATGCGCCGATTGACGTACTCGGGGTAGATCTCCATGAGCCACTTCAAATTGCCCGGCTTGCGGGGGTCGATGAGCGAGTTCACGTAACGGTCGAAGTCCCCAAGTTCCGCCTGGTCCTTCATCGCCTGCAGGTAGTTGACCTCCTCGTCGGAGATCGGGTCCGTGCGCATGACGCCCGGTGCGCCACCCGCCATGCCCGCCGCACGACGCACCTCCTGGCGAGCCTGCATACGCTCCTTCGCCGCCGAGGGCACGTCGTACTTGACCGGGAGCGCCTCGCCAAAATGATAGTTCGCAGCGGCATCGCCCATATCACCCGGAGCGGCCTGCGGCCCGGGCACCGTCGGCGCCGCGTAGTGCGTGCGCGCGGCGAGCTCGGCGTCGACGAGGCCGGCGCCCATCGCGAGGCCGGTGTCGGGGTTCGCGCCCTGCGCGCCCGCGCGCGAGTACATGCTCATAGCGTTCGGACCACCGGCATCCATACCCATGGTTCTTGCTTGTGTGTGTCTACCCCCCCCTCAGAAATTTCAGCCGTGCGTCACGAGCAGCTTGAACCACAGGTGCATGCGCCCAAAGTGCGCCGGGTTCCCCCGACGGTCCGTGATTTCCAGTGTGAGGTTGCGCAGGACGCTGTTCGTCGCGTCGAGGTCCTGCACGACGATCCCGTTGACCGTGTCGAATTGGTTGTACTCGACCGCGCCCACCTGGTTGTCGGCCGAGCTGCCGGAGTACAGCACCGCGAACGCGCCGCTCGCGTGGCGGTTGTTGCTCACGACGTGGCCCTCGATCTCGTTGATGCGCACGACCAGGTAGTCGTCCGCCTGCATCTCGTGTGCGTGGTGCAGACCCACCTGGCGCTTGTTCGCGACCGAGTAGCCCACAAGCTTGATGCAGCTGCACTGCTTCACGCCGTGGTCGAGCGCCGCGCGCAGCGTCGAGCCCGCGAGCCACTTCTTGTGCACGTAGAGCGGGTAGAAGAACTTCTCGTCTTCCGACGTCGCGTTGCCAAGGGCGACCGTGGCCTGGTCGCGCGTCGCGATCGTCACGGCGTGGTCGTGCGTCCCATCTGCATCATACGGGTGGGTTGCGTTAGCATCCTTGGGGTATTGCACCGGCATCGCCGTGCAGTTGACCGATTGGTTCAGTCGGAGTGCCACGTGTGCAATCCCCGCCGTGCCGACTGTCATCGACGCGGCCGTGAGCCGCGACCCGATCGTCACGACTTCGCCGAGCCCTGTCGTGGCGCCCGAGATGGTGACCTTGTTCCTGCTGACGGTCCCCGTCACCGAGCCGCTGATCCCGTCACCGCTCATGTAGGCGCCCTCCGCCCAATTGAGGTCGTGTGTGAAGACCATCTTCGGGTAGATGGATATGGTGTCGCCATTGGCCGACGTCGGGTCGCTCGACAAACTGCTTGCTTTCAATGTGATTGTTTTGGCCGACGAGTCAAACGATTCCACCTCCGCAAAATAATGAATTCCCGACGCCACGGTGCCGACGATCCCGGTCCCTCCAACTAGATCACCCGCTTCGATCTTGCTGAAACCGCCGTCCGTGAGGGTGAGAACGCGGCCGGACACCGAATCGACCGTTTTGTTGACTTGATGCACAAACTCTGTGCCACCAGCGGGGAAGCCGACGTTCCAACCAGCGCCGGAGGGGTAGGAATGAGCCACCACTGACGTGAGCTGCAGCGCGTTAGTCAAGCCCTTCCACGTCACCCAGAAGCCGACTTCAGGGGTCTCGCCTGGCGCCGCCCTCGTGGTCCACGTGTAAGTACCAGCAGAAGAGTTTACTGCCTGATGGACAAAGTTGTGAAAGGCCGGCGCGATCGTCAACACGGTCGCTGCCGTAGCAACCGCCGCGTGTGTCGTGAACTGTCCCACCCCGTCCGTTGTAGAGGTCATGCTAAGGGGCAGGTAGTTGCTTGCGCCGGGTGATTCCAACTGGTTGTAGAGCGTCGACACGGTCCGCTTCTCCATCACGGTCAGGTAGTCGGTGTGACCATTCGTGCCAGTCGCACCGACGCGCACGAGGTCCCCAACCTCGACCTTGTCGTAGACACCGCCCTTGTACGACTGCTGGTTGTACGACGCCGTCCACGTCGGCAGCACCCAGTCCGTCGCGTCGTCCACGACCATCGCCTTTGTCGTGTCCGTCGGGTCGAACCGCACGCTCTGTACCGTGCACGCGAATTGGTCATCATACTCGTACGATTGCTTATCAATGCCCGTGTCGGGTTTCGTCACGAACACATCGAGCCACCGCTCGCGGCACGCCATCGCGCTCTGTGTTGCCCACGAGTTGGAAAATGGACGACGCCACTCTTTCCAACGCACACACAGTACGCCATGGCGTGGGAGCTATGGTGGTTCATGACCAGGCTGATCTGGACGCTCACTTTGCTTCTATGGACCACCTACTTGCTCTCGAGCGACCAGACCCTGTCCGCGTCACTGGCGCTTGTGTCGGCTGTGGTGGAGGCCACTTCGTCTACAACGGGCCCTGTACTGGGCACCCCGGATCCCGTATCTGCACTAATTGCGGCATCGTGGAGAACGTCGTTGTCTTTTGGGAGACGATGTATGGTCGGAGCGTCCCGACTAAATGCAGCAACTACAAGCGAATTCATCACTGGCATGAGAGAATCAGCCAGCTCCTGCTTCTGGAGTCTCAGATTCCACACGCGGAGATGGTACAGATCGCTGAGAAGCTGTGCGACGGCACACACCAGAGTATCAACAAGGACAGCATTCGCGCGGTACTCCGATCTCTGAACATGCAGCTGTACATCGAGAAGTGGCTCCAGATCATCTACCGCATCACTGGCATCGCGCCACCCGTCCCCGGGCCCCTACTCATCCAGCAACTGGACTCGCTGTTCCAGGAGCTGCAGCGCCCGTTCAACGCGTACCGCGCGCCTGGGCGCAAGAACTTCCTCAACTACAACTACGTGTTCTGTCGCCTCCTCCAGAAGATGGAGTGCACCAAATTCTGTATGTTCTTCCCGCTGATCAAGAGCAAGTCGAAGCTTGCGGCGCTCGACTCGATGTGGGTCGACATGACCAGCTCCATCGGCTGGCCGGCTACACCGCTGCAACTCGTGGCGCCGTTCGCTGTACACCTTGAACAACCTGCGCTTTTGCTACAGCGCTTAGCGACTCGATACGTCGCGCCAGCTCCGGCTGCGACTGAAAGAGTGCCATGGAGAAAGGTATACCGAAAGTCGGATCATCGTCGCGTAGAAAGCCCGCCACGGTCGCCAACGCGGCGCCGTTCAGGCCAACCTGCACCAGCGTTTCAAACGCTTGGTTCGCTAAAGAGGCGCTTGAAGTGAAGCTCGGGAGGAGGCCCTCGATCGCGGCGCCGATCGCGACGCCGAGCACAGTGTGTGTGACGGAAACCTGGATAGACCGACTCGTGCTCATTTAGGCACGTTCTAGAAATTTACTACACCATCTGTGACCACGGCGCGGGCATGAAGTCCTTCACGGTCAGGAGGTCGCCCGCACTCTCAGGCCCTTCCTTCGGCGGGATGGGGCTGTCCGTCGTCATCGCCGACTCCCAGTACTCCTTGCTCCCCATGCGGAACTCGCCTGGGTCGGTCGCCTTCCACCAGAAGAGCATCTCGAGCGGGTCGACCTTCTGCTCAGGGCACGTGTTCACGACGAGCACCTCGTTGTCCTCCGTGTACGCATCGACGATCTGGTAGAACGCCTCCTTCGTCAGGAAGTCCGCGAAGTCCTCCCAGAGCGCCTCGCGCTGCCGCTGCTGGATCGTCTTCATGATAAAGCAGTAATCCGTGTTGCCGCGGATCACGGGGGTGATCGCCTTCGCGTACTGGCTCGTGATGAGCGTGAAGATGCGGTAGTGCCTGCCCGCAACGAAGAGCTCCATGAGGTTCGCGTCGTACTTAAGCCGCTGGTCGCTGATCACGTCGTCCAATAACACGAAGAACGGCGCCTTCTCGTCCTTCTCCTCGTCGCTCAGGCCGTTGTCGTTCAGGATCTTCTTCTGTCGCTTGAACACCGCGTCGAGGATCTCGGGCTCGTACCTCGAGTAGATGTACTTCGCGGGCACGTACTGGCGCCAGAACTTGTTGAGCTCGTCAGTCTGGCTGATCACGATGCCGGCGGGGAACTTGTCCTTCATGAGGTACATGAGATTGCGGAAGATCCACGACTTGCCTGTGCGCCGCTTGCCCACGGCCACGACGGTGCCGTCGATCTTGATGTCCTCCGGGTTGAACTCCGTCAGGTTCGGAAGGATCACCTCTGCGTACCGGTCGGCCGCGAGCACCGGCATCGTCGCGTTCCTTCCATAAGTCGTGTTCTTTCCAGGCGCGCTCGGGTCTTTCGAGTCCCGGTCACTCTCTACGCGCGGGTTACTGGCACCTTTCGGCTCGTCGTCGCCCCCCTCCGCAGCGCGCTTCTTCTCACTCGCGCGCGCCTTAGGGGACATGGCTGTGATCTTTAATCAGAAAACTGCCCCGTCGGCTCGACAGTCGCCTCCGAGTACACGTCCGAGTATGCCTGGCCGAAGTCGTACTTCGTCGCGGCGAACACGGGCACGCACGTCTTCGCCTCGAGCTTGGAGCGCTGGCACACGACCGACACGTCCTCGAAGCTCCAGTGGATGCCGAACTTGTCGCCACCGACGCCCGTGTACACCTGGTTCGCGTACACGGTCGCCGCGACGACGTCGCCCGGCGCCACCGTGCCGTTCGGGACGACCGCGCCTTCGTGGTCGCAGATGTTGATCTGCCGCGCAAACTTGCCGCCCATGCCGTCCCACGCGAACTTGGACGTCGACATCTGCACGGAGTGGCCGACGAGCTGGCCCGTCATCTTGTCGTACTTCGCGCGGATCGTGCGGATCTGCAGCATCTTCACCTCCTCACGCGACAGGTTCTTGCGCCCGAGGATCTTGAGCTGGTTGTTGTGCACGAAGTCGAGCAGCTTCTCGTCGACTGCGTCCATCATGTCCGCGAACTGCGTGTACTTCGGATTCTCGGTCTCGTTGATCGCGCCGTCGGTGAGGTCGAGCGAGAACTTGGCCTTGCTGATGTCGGCCGGGCCCCACATCGTACCGAAGTTGCCGTCACCGGTGACGCGGGGCCAGTTCGTCACACAGGCCGGGGTCACGAGCGCGACCTCGGCGCAGTTCGCGCCGACCACCATGCCGATCGTCGGCTTGGCGTTGCGGTCCTGGCCGAGCGAGAAGCGGATCTCGTTCACGTCAATCTGCTCCCACGGCATGTAGTTGCGGCGCGTCGCCATCATCGGTAGAATCGAGCGGGGAGGGGCTGCAGGCGCGTGCTCTGACCATGAGTCAGAAAATCCAGTGTGTCCACACTGGGGCTGTACTGTGCAGCGTCGCGGTCGACGGGGAGCAGCACGGGGCCCGAGGAAGTGCTCGCCGTTTGCTGAGCAAGCGGTGCGGCGCCCTCAGCAAGTCCCCAGATGTCGACGACCGCCGAGCTGATCGTGGGCACACCGCGTCCGTAGTGGGGTTTCAGCCCGTCGTCGCGGCGCGGCGGGTCGTTGCCCTCGCACGGGCCGGGTGGCATCTGTGTGAGCGAGCCGATGAACGGCACGCGCGTGTCGGGGCGCACGGCGAAGTCTGGGACACACGTACCGAATCCGACCTGTGTCATATCTCTCTGCTTCCCGATCACACGGCCCTTAGAATTACTCTCACTCGTACGGGTCCCCCAGGCAGCTCATGCAGTGATGCTCGGCCGCGGCGGGGATCCGCTTCCCGCGCACACTGCACCAGTCGTGCATCCCCTCGTGCACGAGTGTGCCCACGAGCTCGGCGTGCCACATCGGCACGCGCATGATCTCGATCGTCACGCCGTCCGTCTGTCCGAGCAGACTCAGGTCCGCGTCGCTTAGCTCGGCGCGGCGGATGCGCCGGATCGCACCGGCGTCGTCGAACTTCACCTGTTGGGGTTTGCAGCGGTACCTGCGCACCGCGTAGCGGCGGAACTTCCGCTGCATGTCGGTGCGCGCCACTTCAAACAGGTGGGTCGCCTGCCACTTCGCCTTCGAGAGGTTCGCGTTCGTCACCACTTGCGCCACCTCGCTCGTCTCCGGCGGGTACGCCGGGTAGACGCATCCGTTTAGCGGGGGGAGTGAGTGCCTCGTCTTCCTCATCCTCGTCCTCGTCGAAGGGGTCAGAAGAAGGTAGAGGGTCGCCGGGCACAGCAGACTCCCAGAACGTGCAGTCGACCGATCGTTCGATCGCCTCGCCGAGCTCGTACTCGATCTTGTCTTTCTCGTCGCGGTTCAGGGGCGGCGGGTTCGACGCCTGCGCCTGCATCGCCGCGTAGAACTGCCCGTAGTACGTGAGGAGGAAATCGAACACCTGTGCGTCGCGCACGACGCGGTACACGACCATGCCCTCTGGTGCCCAACACACGTAGTCGCACCACTGCCGGCCCGTGATCTCGAGGAGCGCGTTCACCTGCATGTAGTAGTGCGGTGGCACGGTCTTGTGCAGCCGACCGCCTTTGCGGAAGTAGAAGGGGCACTTGACCTCGATCATGCCCTCGTCGCCCACAAACCCGTCCGGCGAGCCGGCGAGCCAGTCGTGGTGCGGGTGCACGTGGAGCCCCGTCGACTGCACGACGTTGCCCGTGAGCGTCTGGTAGGCCACGATACCGTTCGCCTCGTTGTCGTTGCCGTACTTCGTCGCGTCGTTGCCCTGGAACTGCTCGACGCCCATCGCGCGCCGGTACGCCGCGGCGCGCGAGACGTAGGACACTTGGCCGAGCGCCGCCCCGAGGTTCGACGCGGTCAGCTTGCCGCGCCGTGCAATGTGCCACGCCGGGGTGCGCTGCTGGAGGCCAGACATGTCGGGTGCCCTCACCCCAGTATCAGAATTTTCGGACGGATATCAAGATGGACAGCTCGTGGCGTAACGTGTCGCTGAGTAGACAGGCGGAGTTGAGAGCGCACCCACACCCGATACGTGCGATCCAGTTGTACTGGAGGCGCGCGCTGGTCGCCATACGACGGCGATGGGCGTGGCGCTTCCGGCACCTGGGTGTACTGGAGGAGGCGTTGTGACAGATCTTCTAACATGTGTGTACACGGTGAGCAATGACGTGGGGTTGGTCACCACGGGGGCCGATGCAGGCTTCTCAGGGCGGTGCCCGCGGCACCCCTGCGGAGGCGGCGCAGACGAAGGCGTGGCCGAGCTACGAGGCCGCCTACCTTCAGAACCGCTTAGGTGCCGGGTTGTACGAGCCGAGTGGCAAATATGATGCGAAACTGCCCGATGACGCGGCCCGAGCCGTCTACCTGGACAAAGTGACCGAAAACTACAAGGAAGAGGCGGACGAGTGTCTCAAGGCCGAGTTCAAGGACTGGCTGGAGGGTCGGCACGAGGACAATGTAGCCCAGGAGCCGTATGTGAACAGGCCCGGTGCACCGGCGCGTCGGTACACTTACCACACCGACATCCCATTGGACAGCGGTGGCTTCGAGAGGAAGGCGCCTGGTGACCTTATGGAGACTGGGAAATGGAAGCCGACGTGGTGGGGCAAGGACAGCTTGACGCACCTCCCCGGTGTGCGTGACTTCCTGCGCGGCGAGAAGAAGGCCGGGTGGGAGAACGACTTCCAGATGAACATGCTCGCCGAGCACGGCCCACAGGACGTGGAGCAGGCGTGGCAGTACTTCAAGCACTGGGTGAAGGGGCGGCCGATGACCGACGCGGTGTGTCTGGCGGCACAGCAGCCACCTATCTCAGATGTGGACGTGAACGCGGGCCGGGTCGGTCCGATCAATCACATGCGCACACGGCAGTCGTGGGCGGGCGACCAGGACCGACCCGAGTCGCCTGGTGGCCTCGACCTGGCATCAACGCTCGCCTTAACGGCCGCGTCCCCGCAGGCAGCGGCGGTGGTGGCGAGTGCAAGTGCGGCGAGCGGTGCACTTGAGTCAGAAACAGGGAACCCTAACCCTAACCGCGCAGACGAGTACGTTGCACCCAACAACCAGCTTCCGCAAAGGGCCCTTGGGTTGGGGAGTGAAGTGGTGCGAACCGCCCTCGACGGGGCGAGCGCATTGATGCCTGCTGCACGGGGGGCCGGTGAACTCGTCGGCCGAGGCGTCCGAGGCATTTACAACGCGGTTGTTGGGGGTGAAGATGAGGCTGACAACCCCGCCGTCGCCATCCCAGTTGCAACTGGCGTTGAGGTCGTCCAGCGAGCACGGAGCGCTGCTTTGGAGAGCGACAGCGAGTCGAGAGCATCTTCAGATCTGCAGCTCTACCCGGAATATCCGCCTGACAGCGGTGCGGGGGCTGTCGCACCAAGACAATCTGGACGACCGACACGAGCACCGCGCCGGTTCGGTGCGGGGCATCCGGACGCCAGGACTGACATCTCACAATAGCTTCTTTCTGACACTCGTGTGTGAGCATGGACCCCTTCCTGCGGGCGAAGTACAAGCGCGGCGGCGCGCCGTGGGGGCAGCACGGCTCGTACACCGAGGACGTGCACCGCACCTACAACAGCGGCGGCCTGCCGAAGCGCGACCCACAGGCGTTCGAGCGCGCGCTTGACTACCGGCAGCGCGAACTCGAGGAGTGGCGGCAGACGAAGAGCCAGCGCGACGAGTACGAGGGCCTGCTCGCCGCGAACACGGATCGCCTCGTGCGATCGACGGCCAAGATCCGTGAGCTCACGGAACAAAATTCCAAGCTGCGAACCGACTATGGACGTGCCATCGCTGACCGCGACTCTCGCGACCGGAGCGATCCTGTACCACGCGCTGAAACCGATGGGCGCGAAGCAAGTCGTGCAGACGAGCCAGACGCCGGGGTGGGGGGGGTGCAACTCGAAGTACTGCGACATGGACCAGACGCAGGTGGACCGAGCGGTGAACACGGTGCTGAGGGACGACACGCTGGGGGGGCCGACGCTGAGGGGGGCGAAGCAGTACGTGGAGTCGATGTACCGGCGGGAGGCGAGTGAGCACCCAGGCGTGCACCTCGTCGCACACACGGTCGCGTGAGGCCGCGCGAGTGCGCACATATTCTGACCGGGCTGGTAGCACTCCACGAGGCAACGAAATGCCGCAGCTTCAGCTCAACTCCGGACCGCAGGACGCGCTCCTGTACGACAACACTCGCTCGTACTTCACGAACGTCGGCTACGTGCGCACCTCGAACTTCCAGCTCGAGCTGCGCGACGTCGACCCGCAGAACTCGGCGAGCCTCGGCACCACCGTGCAGTTCGTGATCCCGAAGGCCGCGGACCTGCTCGGCCCCGTCGACCTGATGCTCGACTTCAAGACGGCGGACGGTGGCGCGGCCGCGAACACCTACGCGGCGTGGGTCGAGTCCGTCGGCCTCGCGATGATCGATCGCATCACCTTCTCGGTCGGCTCGCACGACATCGAGACGATCACCGGCGACCAGCTCAACATCATTAACGAGCTCATGAAGGGCGACTCCCAGCGCCTCGGCCGTGACACGGTCCTCAAGACCGGCCAGGGCGCGGTGGTGCAGGAGATCACGGCCGCCGACGCCGCGACACTCCGCAAGAGCTCGAAGGGTCGCCTGATCTACGCGGCGGGGGCGTACGAGACCGGTAAGAAGCTGATCGTGCCGCTCGGGCTCTTCTTCACGAAGCACCCGTCGCAGTACTTCCCGCTCGCGGCGATCGCGGGGTGCAACGACGTGCGCGTCGCGGTCAAGCTGCGCCCGCTCAACGAGCTGCTCGTGCTCGGTGGCAGCGCGCACACCGTTTCGGGCTCGAAGATCACGGTGCAGAACGCCAATACGCCGGGGGTGCCGACGTGGAGCGGCGGTCTCATCGAGAAGTGCAGGCTGCGCTGCCACTACGTGCACGTCACGGGTCCCGAGGCGACGACGCTGATGAACAAGGAGCACGTGCGCCTCCTGAAGCTTTGGCAGCTGAACCACAAGACGGTGAGCGTCTCGGCGTCTACCACGGTCAACGCGCTCGCGAGCATTGACCTCTCGTTCCTGCACCCGGTGAGTGAGCTCGTGATCACGATTCGCAAGAAGAGCGAGATGAGCTCGTCGACGTCGGTGACGGCCGACATCGACAACACCGATCAGCAGGCGTTCTGCAAGAACTACTTCGCCTACCAGGGCGGCGGTTCGGACCCGAACATCGAGTCGCTGCAGAACCGCACCTCGCCGCTCAAGGCGGTCACCTCGGGTGTCGACGAGTACCTCACCGTCGACAACATCAAGCTGACCCTCAACGGGCAGGAGCGTCACCCGGGCCTCGCGTCGACCGGGCTCGACCGCGACTACCTGATGAACCGCCTCCAGCCGATGCTGCACTCGAACGCGTCGACCTACTTCGGCGACTCCCAGGACAGCCTCGTGACCGACGGCTCGGAGCTCGACTTCCAGAGCCTCTCGAACATGCTCGACCGCAAGGAGATCTACGTCTACCCGTTCTCACTCAACCCGGAGGGTTCCAACCCGTCGGGCGCCGTGAACTTCTCGAAGGTCTCGCACGCGAAGCTCGAGATCAACGGCACTGCGGTCGGCGCATCGGTCGAGTACCAGGTCGACGTGTACGGCGTGCACTACAACTGGCTGCAGATCAAGGACGGGCGCGCGCTCACGTCGTTCGCTTAAATCTGACGCCCCGTGTGACCCACGCGCGAGTGTGACTGTGTGTCGCGCGTGGAATGTCAATGGACCCCGGGATGGAGCTGCTCACGACGCTCGGCGAGGTCGGTGGTATCACCGGCATGATGCTCGCGGTCGTCGCGTTCGCGATTCGCTTAGCTAAAAAGAATGGGTGTCGCATGAAGTGTTATAACTGTAACGGCCAGCCCCTCGCCGAAGTAGACGTCGAGGAGGGCGGCGCGCAACTCGACTTGCACACCGACCTCCCGCCACCACAACCCTCGAACCCGCACAGCGCGCGCCCGCCAGTCCGACCGATAGACATTCAGATGGAATGAACGTTCTTTTCTAACGCACTGAGAGAGCCGAGTGAGTGTGCGTGCGCCCCCCTAGCGCCACGCATGTCTTACGTGATCGCGATAGACGTCGGGATCAAGAACCTCGGCCTGTGCGTCTTCGACTTCCGCACATCGAAGGTCGTTGCGTGGGAGAACGTGTCTCTCGTACCCAACGGACGATACATTCCTGCCAATAACGTGCAGTACGTCCGCGACTTCGTGCAGCGCTTCACACAGTACTTCGAGAACGCGTTCCAGGTGATCATCGAGCGGCAGATCCGGTGCAACATGCGCATCGTCGAGTCGGTGCTGCAGTCGATGTTCTTCGACCGATGCCAGATCATCTCCGCGCGCTCCGTCAAGGTGCACTACGACCTGAGCACGAAGAACTACCGCCTGAACAAACAGAAGGCCGTGGACTGGGCGAAGCGGTTCGTGCAACACAACCCCGGCGCGTTCGCCGACGAGCTCGCGGCGAACGCGTTCGGAAAGGCGGCGAAGCAGGACGACCTCGCAGACTCGCTGCTGCTCGTCATGTACTACCTCGACACTTATTCCAATCACCTGACCAGTGCGTGCACCCTGTACGAGTTCTTCAGCGCGCCCGTCTTGGACGATGTCTGACTTCAAGGGCGATTCGCGCTTCACGCAGCGATGCGACGACGGCTACTACGACGACTCGAACCTACTCAACGACGCCCACGTCGTTGACGAGTCGGAGCTGCCGCGATCCCTGTTTCGCGAGCGGCGCCGCTGGCTCATGCGGTACGAGGACGAGGTGCAGTTGCTGTACGAGACCTACGTCGAGGTCGGTCGCGCGATCTTCGGGCGTGCGTTCCACCAACTGGGGTCCGTCGCCGAGTTCGGCGACTTCGTCTTCAAGTACCTGCAGCCGGGGGCAACTTAATCTAACCAGTCGGCGAAACAGCGATGTCGGCGTGGGTCGTCGGTCTGGGCCTCGCCGCTGGGTACCTAGTGAACAAGAACGTGGTCCTGAAGAACCAACTGGACGAGTCCGTCGAGGAGTTCAACTCGGCCGCGCGGCCGGCGACGGGCGGCGTGACGTCGTCCGAGGTGCGTGCGACGCATCGACGCGTGGACGACCACACGATCTACGGCGACATGAACGCCGCGCTGCCTAAGAAGCGGATGGACGAGCTTCGGTCTCGGCAGCTTGCTGCGTCGGAGGAGACGGAGCAGTTCGACGCCGCGCAGGGGCCGGCGGCGATACAGGGTGTGCTGCTGAGCTTTGACTCTCTTGGCGTCTAGACATACGCGTGTTGTGCTCCTCGCGATTCTTCGCCTGTCGGCTTGCATACGCCTCCTTGAGAAGCCCGGCCGTGTGTTGCGAGTGTGCGGCCGAGGCCTCCCGCGCCTCCATTTTCTGCTGTTGCGCGGCCTGCACCCGCGGGTCCCCGAAGTGGCCCTGCAGCCCGAGAAAGTAGCCGGAGAGTTTGCCACCCATGTCCTGCGTCATCGCGTCGAAGTACACACCCATCTCCCGACACGCCATGCGCGCTGTCTTGTGGGAGTGGGTCAGAAAGTCGGGTGTGGCCCCGGCGCACACTGAACTGTGCGAGGAGGATCACGAGTGTAAAGGTTGCGGCGCCGATCCAGAACGCGACGAGCGCCGCGAGCGCCTGCTGCTGCTGGCAGGGGCTCAACATCGGGGGTGTACGCTACTTGGATGCGCGTCAGATAAATTTTCCAAAGGGTCCACAACAGACTGATACAGCGATGTCATACGGTGGATGGGGAGCTTTCTTTACTGAGAACGGCCTACAGGTCGGTGCTGTGACTGCGGCGACGCTTTTCGGCGTGCCGTTTGGTCGCTCAATGCAGGGCGCGCTCCTGAACGGCGCGCTCGTGGGCGTCGCGACGGACGCGGCGTTCAACGGCGTGCGTGGCCTCGACGGAAAGCGCATGGTGCACCAGGGGCTGATCGGCGCGGGCACCGCCGCGGCGGTCATCGTCGTCGCGCCGCTCGTGATGGGCTGAGTCGCCCAATTTTCCAAGCGGTGCATGGATCCAGAACAAACAGACAAATGACGATGGTGCTTGACGCGCTCGTGAACTGCGATAGTCGTTGGAAGGCTCTTGTTGGCGGCGCCGGCGCCGCGTACCTCGGCGCGGACCTGTTCGTGCCCGTGCCGAGCGGCGCGGTCTTCGCGGCCGCGGGCGTGGGCGTCGACGCGTGGTGCCGCGGCGGCGAGGTGCCGCCGTGGCAGGAGGCTGCCGGGTGCGCGCTCGGTGGCTACGTGGGCGGCGTCGCGCTGCGCGTCGCTGCCAGTACCGGCGCGCTCCCACGGCTCGTGACGGGCCCCCTGTTTACGCCGCGGTAGGACCGGGGCGGTGTCTGTAATTCTAACGGCATGTTCAGACCAGTGTGGGTGTCGTTCAACACAAAAAAGCAAAATGTCGTGGAACCGACTGGGTGGCACCGGGGGCAAGCTCAGCCGATTCGACCTGTCAAACCGGTTGAGCGAGCGCTCGCTCGAGGTCCGCGGCGAGCTGCGCGTGCACGACGTCTCCGGCCCCGGCGTCGACGCTAGTGTCACTACGGGGAGTGCGAACCTCGTCACAAGCGGTGCCGTCGCCGCGGCGATCAACGCAGCTTATTTCGGTGCGATAACCGAGTTTCCCGCGCCGAACATCGCTGACGGAAGTGTGAGCAACGCGGAGTTCCAGCGTCTGAACGGCGTGACGGACGATATTCAGACGCAGCTCGACACGACGTTGGCCGTTCGCAACAAGAGTGTGCATACGTCCATCAACTCGGTAGGCGGCGCTAACCTGGTGACATCGAGGGCGGTGTACGACTTCGTGTCGGACCGCCTGAGTGAGCATGAGACGGCGGAAGAGGCGCGCCGCGCGCGCGAGGACGCGCTGAGCGACGTGCAGGCGAGCATCACCAATCTTGACGCGACAAAGGTCGCTAACGGCACTGTGACCAACGCGGCCTTCCAGCAAGTCGCGGGCGCGCAACAGAACATTCAGACACAGCTGAATGGCAAACAGGAAGCTATCTCGAGCTCGGCGCGGCTCGACGCGGCGCTGATCGCGGACGGCAGCGTGAGCACCGCGGAGTTCCAGCACCTGAACGGCGTGACGGACGCGATTCAGACGCAGCTTGACGCAAAGCAGGCGACGATCTCGAGCTCGACGCGGCTCGACGCGGACCTGATCGGGACGGGGAGCGTGAGCAACACGGAGCTGGCTTCGCTCGCAGGTATTAGCGGCCCGGTGCAGACGCAGCTGGGAGGGGTGTACGACTTCGTGTCTGACCGCCTGTGTGAGTACGAGACGGCGGCGGAGGCACAGGGCAAGTTACAGACACAGCTGGATGAGAAGGTCGATGTGAATAGCGTCAAGCTGCTCAACACCACCCAGACGCACCAAGTCGTGACGTCGGTCATCAACGCGGCCGGGCCAACACTCGTCACGGTGAAGGGGGTGCACGACTTCGTGTCGGACCGCCTGAGCGAGTACGAGACGGCGACGGAGATTCAGACGCAGCTCGACGCGAAGGTGGACGCCCCCCCGGGGATTCACGCCGCGGTGATCGCCCGGGCGCTCAGTACCGACCCCGACTCGAAGCAGGACGCGATCAATGCATCTGCGCGGCTCGACGCGGTTTATGTCGGGGCAGGCACTGTGAGCAACGCGGAGTTCGGCCATCTGAACGGCGTGACGGGCGCGATTCAGACGCAGCTCGACGCGAAGCAGGCGACAATCTCGAGCTCGGCGCGCCTCGATGCGTCCCTGATCGGGGCGGGCACCGTGAGCGACGCGGAGTTCGGCCGTCTGAACGGCGTGGGCCCAGCGTCGATCCAGAACCAGCTCGACGGCCTGGGTGCGATCACACCGTACCTCGGCCCGCTCTCGACGTGGACAGACCGCGTCAGTGCGTACACGATCTACCACTTCGTCCGGGGCGAGCTCTCGGAGTACGAGACGGCACTGGAGGCGCAGAGCAAGTACGGTTCCGCGACGGTCCCCGCGGGGACGGACGCGGCGTTGATTGCGGACGGCAGCGTGAGTAACGCGGAGTTCCAGCGCCTGAACGGCGTGACGGGTGCGATTCAGACGCAGCTCGACGCGAAGCAGGCGACAATCTCGAGCTCGGCGCGCCTCGACGCGTCCCTGATCGGGGCGGGCACCGTGAGCGACACGGAGTTCGGCCGTCTGAACGGCGTGGGCCCAGCGTCGATCCAGAACCAGCTCGACGACCTGGGTGCGATCACAACGTACCTCGGCCCGCTCTCGACGTGGACGGACCGCGTCAGCGCGTACACGATCTACCACTTCGTCCGGGGCGAGCTCTCGGAGTACGAGACGGCATTGGATGCGCAGAGCAAGTACCTCGCGGCGGTCCCCGCGGGGACGGACGCGGCGCTGATCGCGGACGGCACAGTGAGCAACGCGGAGTTCCAGTGCCTGAACGGCGTGACGGGCGCGATTCAGACGCAGCTTGACGCGAAGCAGGCGACGATCTCGAGCTCGGCGCGGCTCGACGCGGACCTGATCGGGACGGGGAGCGTGAGCAACACGGAGCTAGCGTCACTCAACGGTGTCAGCGGCCCAGTGCAGACGCAGCTGAACACGAAGCTCGCGGCGGTCCCCGCGGGGACGGACGCGGCGCTGATCGCGGACGGCAGCGTGAGCGACGTGGAGTTCCAGCGCCTGAACGGCGTGACGGACGCGATTCAGACGCAGCTCGACGGGAAGGTTGGTGTGAATAGCGTCAAGCTGCTCAACACCACCCAGACACACCAAGTCGCGACGTCGGTCATCAACTCGGCCGGGCCGACGCTGGTCACGATGAAGGGGGTGCACGACTTCGTGTCGGACCGCCTGTGCGAGTACGAGACGTCGACGGAGACGAGGTATGGGTACGAGAATGCGCTCGACCAACTCCAATCGCTGGTTTTCGAGCCGGGGCTTCGGACGCGAAGTGGCACGGGCCAATACAGCTCCTCGAGCAGCCCTACGCTCACGGACGTACTGTCGTCGTCGGTGTGGTACGGGTCGTCAAACGTCGCCCCCCTTTTTAATGGGACCGCTGGCAGCAACGCTGCCATGAGCATCGACGAAACTTCCCTGCCGGCTCAATCTTACATGTGGCGTGGCTTTCTAACGGTTCCACCTCGCGAGAAACTCTACTCCTTTGGGAGTTGGGTTAACTCCTGGTGGTTCTATGCGACGGGCGCCAACACTTTGGCGCTCTTCATTGACGGGCAGAGGTACACGGGCGTCGGCTTCAACGACCAAGTTCCGGGGAAGACTGTAGAGATCGTCCTGGCCGCTTATACATCCTCGGCCAATGCCGCGGTCGTGTTACAGTGGTATGACGATGACATTGGCGGCTACACCAATGTCCTCACGGCCCTCAACCCCAGATGCTTCCGCAGACACGATCTCGGATAAGCCCCGTTTGCTCACCAAGCGGCCGCACTTCCTCACCAAGCGGCCCCCGCGCCGCCGTCGCGATGTTCCTCCCGCGCTCCGCGCGCGTGCACGCGAGGAACCGGCGCGCGTGGTGCCACTGGTGTTGCGCGCGGGGCACGAAGGGGCGCCTGTTCAAGCTGCGCGACGGCCCGATCGATTGGTTCTTCTGCGACACCGCACACGCCGAGCTGTGGCTCGAGTACCGCCACGTCGCCAAGACGTGGCGGCTCTGCCGCGCGCTCCCGAGTGAGCGACGCGCGTTGTTGTGCGGGCGGTCGATGAGTGACGAAATTTCCAGGCTGCTCCCCGAGAGATGCGGTCACAGCCCGCCGTAGCGACTCTGCTCGCCTACGCGACGTACCTCGCGCTCGCGTGCCCCTGCGCGCGCACGCTCAGTTGCCACCTGCCGCACTTCTTCGGCGCCGTGGGCGCCGCTTCTTTCTTAGTCGCGATAGAGAATGGACGCCTGTGAGGGGTGCCGGGGTCTGCGCGGACACGCGCGGATCAAGGACGCGATGTGCAAGGAGTTCGAGCAGCTGCACGCCGCGGCGTGCATCGAGCACGCGCGGGTGCTCGAGCTGTACAAGCGCGGGTGCTGGTACAACTTCGAGGTGGGCTGTCGCACGTGGCGCAACCCGTGGCATGAGAGCCTCGGCGCGTGTGGCATCAGCCTCGGGTCGTGGTACGCCGGGAGCATCGCGGGCGCGCCCGCGCTTCCCGTCGAGATACTCGAGCGCGAGGTGGCGGCGGCGGCGGCCGAGGTTCGCCGGTGCAAGGAGCAGTGTTCCGCGCCACACGACTGGGCGCCCGGGGGGAGGCGGTATGAGCAGCTGTGCCGAGAGAGCCCGGGCGCCGCGGCGTACGGCATTCTGTACACGCACAACGCGCGCCAATCTTCTAACGAGTGCCATTGAGGCAGATGTGTGACGTGGATAGCAGCAACGTGCTCTCGTGGACTGAGCGGCCGCGCAGAGCGAGGAAGCCGCCCCCTGCGTCCTACTGGGAGGAGTACGTCGAGACGGACGACTGGTACCTAAAGAAGCTGCTCGAGGACGTCCCGGCGTCCGAGCTGCACGCGGCGTGCTTCGACGACGACGTCGAGAACGACGCGCCGTGTAGCAGCCAAGAGAGCGGCTCCGACTCGAGCACCGAGGACGACGAGAGCTTCGTGGACGCGAGCGGGTCGGACGGACCCAGCGACGACGAGGACACTTCTTCTGACAGTGGGTCGACGACCTCGTCGGCCGCGGTGTCGGATGCCACCCGCTACGAACACGATTACGAGCGCCTGCGCGGATCCGACGCAGAAGACTCGGCGTAAGTACAACGGCCCGCCGAAGGGGAGCGCCGAGGCGAAGGCGCGCATGGAGCGCGTGCGCGCGGCGCAGTGGGCGAAGAACGGCCTCATCGTGTCTTCTCACGCGAGCGCCGAGGATGCGAAGCAATGAGACGATGACACATTATTCTGACACACACGCGAGAGAGCATGGCCACACAGGGGAGCAGCGTGCGCTTCAGTGGGAACTCGTCGACGGGCAACTTCCCCATCACGGCCTCTACGAACGTCGGCACGAGTGTCAAGTGGGACCTCTTCATCAACCAGACGGGCGCGAGCGCGGCGGCGCTCACTGCGTACGTCGGCGACGCGACCGGCGAGGCGAACAAGGTCGACGCGGACGAGGCCCTGCTCGTCGCGAACGCGGCGCTCGCACAGCTGCAGTCGTACCTCGGCTCGACGAACTACGGGAAGCTCAACCGGATCACGATCCGGTGCGAGATGGAGACCTAAATATTCTGAGACTGTCTGTAGCGTAGTTATGGGATCATTCGAGCCTTCGTTTAAAGCCACGCTCGAGCCGCACCCCGAGGCGCACGAGCCCGTCTCGCCGCTCGAGTCGCCGCCCCCATCGCCCAAAATCCGAGTCAAAGACGAGGACGTGTTCCCCGAACCCGTCGAGCTCCCCGCGTGCTGCTCGGCGACCATCCCACCCCTCGTCAACGACTCCCCCTACGAGCCGTGCGCTCTTCTCCAGGCGCTCGGTGCGGCCTTCGCCGTCGGTGCCGCCGTCGGCAGCCTCCTCGCCTACGCTTTTTCTAGGCGCACGATACTAGAGGTCGCTAGCGAAGTGGCATGAGGTCGACTTTCTACGTCGCGCTACACACGAGAACGTCGTACGACCTCAACGCTTACACCACCGCGGCCGGCACGCTCGTCAACCTCTTTCAAGACATCTTTCTCGACAAGGACAGCATAGCGCACGTCACAAAAGACGCACCACTAACCGCCTGCCACTCTAATGTCGAGGTCGTGCACGAAGACGCCGGTCTCGTCGGGCGGCTCGTAGTGGACATGGATGCGCCGGTGCGTGTACAGCTCGAGAAGTCCAAGCTCACGGCGCTCTTAAAGGCGGGGGGGCACTGGCCCGGCATGAAGGTCGAGAAGCGCGCGGTGTATGCCGAACCGGAGGACGTAGAGGGCTAGCGCATCGCCCCGCTGTTGAAGATGGAGCCCCAATACCCGTTTTTGCAGTCGTGGCAGAGCTGCTCCGCTGGGTTGCACTCTTGGCCGCACAGGACGTACTCGCCGTTCTTCAACTCGTCCATGATGTTCTGGCAGTGGCCCACCTCGTACTCGACGACGGGTGCCCCGCCGAGCTAAGTATGGGGGCGCGGGTAATTTAAGCAAGGGGTGGGAGCAAACGTGGTGGTGGGGATTTGCTGTTGCTCCCAGGCAGGTTTCGACTCGGTGTGTGGACCTCTTCGTCAGTATCAGGGAACAGCTCCCGGATGGGCCCGCCGGGCGACTTGTCCTGCCCGGGCGAACCCGCCTCTTGGGTGAGGTTCGAACCCATAATGCCTGGGTTAAGCGCCGGGCCCGTTTCCTGTTCGGACTGCATGTCGTCCACCCGGCCGCGCCGCGGGCTGTATTGGTCCTTGGGGAACGTGTTCGTGAACTTCGGAGGTGGCTTGTTGGCCCACGCCCCGTCTTCAAGGAAACTCGCCGGGTCGGTAATGGGGTTGTCGTCATCGGCGTCCCGCGACTCGAATGCGACCTGGAGGAAGCCGGGCGGCACGTCCTCGGGATCATGGTCGTACCGTTCGTACGAGAAGTATCCACGTATCGTTTGGAGCGTGAATAGGTCGTCGAGTGTGCCGTGCCCTGCATTAATGTTCGCCTCCTCGACGTCTTCGATGATAGCATTCTCGCCCGTGTGCGGCATCGGGATCATGTTGTAAACGCCACAGAGCTCGCCGAACGACGAGTGGCCAGCAGCACGGTAGCCATACCAACCTTTGGTCTCCCCCTCGCCACCAATCGTGCTGTCGAAGAACTTGTAATCCCCCTCCTCTCGGCGCGACGACTTCACGACGATCTGTTTGAAGTCCACGTCGAGCCGCGCACCAAGCTTCACCGAGTTAACGATCTTATCTACCTCGGTCCTGAGCAGCTGAACGCATGGGAAGGTCTTTGAGTGGAGGAGCGCCTCCGTCTCCGTAAGTGGGATCTTACAAAGCGCGTTGTCCTCGGCAATCTCAGTGCGACAGATGGGCCAGCTGCGCTGGGAGACGTCGTAGAACGCCTCGTTCGCGACCGACGCCCAGTCACACTTCGCGATCGCCGCCTTGAGCACCGGCAGCGGTATCTCCTTCTTCAGAACGTTCTTGATGACCGCGAGCACAGACTCGACGCGAAGACATAGGAACTGCACCCCGCCCGACTCCGTGTTGCGCAGATTGTGCCAGAAGACCGTCTTGTCAACCTCTCCGAGCGGGTTCGACATGCCACCCAAGCCGTCCGCGCGGATTTTGTGCACGGCGAGCACGAACTGGTCTATCACAGAGGCGTGCTTGTTCAGCTCGTAGACGGTGCCCGTGACTGTGTGAAGTATCCAGTCGAAGATCTCCTCGACGTCCGCGACAGTAGGCTGCATGAGGAAGTTGAGTTGGAGCATGTAGTACAACAACACGCCCCACATGTTGGCGTTGCGGTCGCGCCGCTTGCCGAGGGCACGCGACATGAACTGCGCACAGTCCGCTATCGCCTCGCGGTCAAGCCTGTCGTGGTAGAGGATGGATTCGAAGTCGGGTGTAAGCGCCGAGGAGAGCTCGCGGAAGCAGGAAAAATCAGTGTACAGGTTGCTGTCGTCCCCGTCAGCTCCTTGGTCTCGGAGTGGGTCGAATGGTATGAGGAGCAAGCGGCTTTGGAAGGCCGTGTCAGAGGTGTTGATGAGCGAGTTAGACTGCGCACAAAAATCCAAGCAGGTGAGTGGACATGGGTAGGTCGAGTGGATACCGAGCGACGGAGGCGAACCGCGCCGAGGTTGAAGCGCTGCGCGCGCGGCTTGCGGCGTGTCGCGGGCATGAGTGGCAGCGCGCGGGGGCAATCATGCAGCAGATCGTGCGGCTGGTAGGGCGGCCGAGTGGGCCGATGGGCGCGCGTGTGGAGCCCAGGGCGTGCAGGTACTGCGACTTCTATGGGCACACGCGGCAGCGCTGCCAGGTAAGGGCACGGGACGAGGCAGCGCGTGACTCGCGCAACACAGAGAAGGAGTTGTGCCGACTGGGCGCCGTGGCTGACAGCCTCCAGGAGTTGCCCGACTTGGAGTGGAGCACGTGGTGCGCATGGGCGGACGCGCGGTACGAGGCGGCATGCGACGCTGGGCTGGGGTGTCGACAGGGAGACCACGCGTGTGGCGCATGTGGGGACTGCGCGGCGTGGCGCGAGTTCATGCGCGAGTGGGGGCGCACGCACACAGAGCCGCGCTCGGCGTTCCGTGAGGGGCGCGCACCGTGAAAATAGCAGACGAGAGGGGCTTGCGGCTCTTGCCCATAACGGCGCGCGTCGTCTGGTCGAAGATCGTGCGGCCGAGCTGTGCGTACGTCTTGGAGTCGCCACCCGTGTTGACGACGACGTCGTCAACGACACACGTGAGGTCGCGCTGCTGCGAGAACCGCTCGAACATTGCTGGCTTCGTCGCGTCCCCAGCCCATGGCGCGCGACGGTTGAAGCCTATGACTGACTGGCAGAGCAGCGACGCCTCGGTCTTCCCGGTGCCCGGTTCGGTCGAGTACGCCCATACGAACGGGCACCCGTGCCCGGTCCCTGTCTGCCCAGCCCATATCTTCGACGCCTGCAGGCCCATCACGGTGGACGCGAGCATTGCTTTGGCTGGCATCGTGTTGTTCTTGAAGAAGGCGGGAATAAGCTCATGCCACGCCCGCGTGAGGAGCACGTAACGCACGATAGGGAAGGGGATCTGGATGTGGTAGGGGAAGTCTTCGCGCGGCACGGGTACCAGGTGGTCCGCGAAGACATCAGGCACGATTGCGTACTGCGCCTCGTCGTGCGAGATGAACGCGCCGTTCTTGAAGCAGCAGTTGCCTGCCACGAAGACGCCACACGGCTGTCGACCCAGGTAAGCAACGCACGCCGTCGGTGCCGGATGCTCGAGCCCGTGGTTAATGTAGCACGCAAACTGCGCAACCGTCAGCGTCGTGCGCAGATTGGGGTGCGCCATTTTGAAGATCGCGGTGACCTCGGATTGGCTTTTGAGCTTCCCGACGTCGACGTCCAGCTCGACGTCCAGGTACCTCGCGTCGCGAAGGTCCGGCGCGCGACACTCGTCTTTTGCTGCGAGGTAGACCGTTGGTCCAGCTGCACCAAGTCGGGTGCGACACAGGATCCGTGACCAGGGCGCGCAAGAGCCGTTCACCGACACGAACGTCTTCAGCACGCGCACGACGTAGAAGTTTGCGACCTTCACGAACGAGCCATTCATCGAAACGCCGAGCTCGTCTTCCACAACACTGAACTCGAAGGCGGCGACGAGCTCATCCGTGTTCAGAGTCGCGGCGCCCTGGGTGTCGGTGTCCACCCACGCCCTGAGCCACGAGGCCTGGTAGAAGAGGTCGCTCCGCAGATTCTTGTCGGCGAGCATAACACATCCGCCATGCAGGTGGCTCTTCCACGGCACGAAATCCGATTGATTAACCAAGTCCAGCTCGCCGACTTCAAGCTTCGTGCACATGTCGTGGTGCTTCATGGTGTTTGAATCGTACACATGCTCCTTGGTGCGGTATGAGAGCTCCAGTTTGAAAGCGTGCGTGACGATGCCTTCTGCGGGTTGACCATGCTCGGTCTCGTCGAAGGTGGGTACGTTGACCACGAACAGCGCAGTGAAAGTGTGCGCCAGTTTGCGCGCGTCGACAACCTCCCAATGCTGGCCGTTCTCGGACGCGGGGGCCTGCACGTAGTGCTTATTCTTAGCCCCATCTGCGTTCGCGATCGGCGCGTCGTAGTTCTCGTAGAAATGATCGGGCACGTAATCCAGCGCGTTCTTCGGCGACTCCCGGCCAGTGATGTTTGGATTGGTGATCGGGCCTTCGAGCTGGCTGTACTTGACCCACAGCAGGGAGACGGCGTCCTCGTCTGCGCGCGGACAGGCATACTCAGCGTCGCGCGCGGCGTCCAGCAGCTTCGACGACTTGCCGGGCCAGCTGTCGCACGAGACGGTGTCGGCGGCGGCGACCAGGGCGGCATTCGCACGGCTGATGAAGAATTCGCGCTCCGGCGAGTTGACCGGCACGGTGTACTTCATGTTCTTGTGACACTGCCCCGCTATGACGCGCTCCTTCGTGAAGGCAGCACAGGCGACAGGCGCGGCAGCAACTCCGGCGAAGTGGCGCTCGGAGGGGCGGTTCTGCTTGGCTCGCTTGGACTGCGTGTTGCTGTCGTGCGGCCAATTCGAGCTCGGCATGACGCGCGGGTGCGCGGCGCGCGTCGCGCGGCGTCGCGTGGAGCTTCGCGGGGGCGCCGCGGCGACGGAGCACGAGGCACGAAAGGTCCGACCTCGCGGACCCCGAGATTGACGAAACGAGCTCGCGGACACCGAGATTGACGAAACGAGCTCGCGGACACCGAGATTGACGAATTTCACGAAACCGGCAACACTTGCCAATCAGGCGACGCGACCTGCTCGATGCCGCGCGCAACGACGCCGCCACCACCGAAGGGCATGCAGAGCGCGCACGCGCGCAAGGCGCCGCCTGCGCGCGAGCTAGACCCCGCACTCGTCGCGTGTGCGAAGGTCGCACAGCTGCAGGCAGATGTCGCGGCTCTGGCGTCGCAGCTTGACCGCGTGACGCAGAACGTCGTGAAAGTGGAGAAGGTCGTCAACGAGCTCAGCGGCGCACTCGTGCGATTCCAGGGACTCGTGGGGCTCGTTGTCCCGGAGACCGCCGAACTCGGCGCACGCCGCAAGCACACGCACGTCGTGCCAGCGTTCATGCTGCCGCCATGCATCATCGACGAGCCGGTGAAATAATCTGAGACGCAACGATGCTCGCGCGCTGGCTCTTCGCGGCGTGTGCAGCGCTGATCCCACCGCGACTCGCGAAGATCAACTCTGAGATCGGGCGCCACGAACGCGCACTCGGCCGCAACACGACCCTGCCCGCCGAGCGGCACCTACGAATCGCGCGACTGGGCGAGCTTATGAGCGAGCGGCGGGGTGCGCTGCTGGACGACCTGTGAGAGACCCCGGGTGGGTGTCTCTCGATTTTCAGTTTCACCACCCGGGCGGCCGACGTGCCACCCAGGGCTGCTATTAACCCGGACTGTCGTATGGGTCTACTTTTTCTCGGGCACGAGCACGCACATGTTCGCACACATCGCCGCGGTCACAATCACTGCCGTCGCCGTCCTCGGCGTCGTCAAGTGTCTGCCGTGCAAACTCACCGTGTCGCTCGGCGTCGGTCGCGACCGCGCTAGCACGGCGGGCCGACCGCCGTCAACGATCCGCTCTTGAGCATCGCAATCGCCTCTTGCCACCAGTAACCGAACTTCCAGTCGCGCGCGAAGTCGGGCGCGTAGACCGGCCAGATTCTCTCCTCGAACGGCGCCGGGTCGCCGTTCCGGAGTGTCGCGCCGAGCACGTACGCGGTTCTACCGTCGCGCTCGAGCTTGCCGCTCCGATGGTCGGCGATGATGTTGGCGACATGTTCGCGCGCCGATAAGTCGTGCAGCATACGGCGGCGGAGGTACCACTCTGCTATCAACGGCGGCGGGCAGCGGTTCGCGAGCAGGAAGAGCGTCAGCGAGAACCTGTCGCCTTTCAGCAGATGCGTGCACAGGAAAGTCTTGACAGTTTTGGCGGGCCAGTCGCCGATCGCGCCGACGGCGTCCTCGACTCTGAACAACAGGGCCTTCTCGTGCACCGTCAGCTTCTGCACAGCGCCAGCGTTCGCGAGCGCGATGCGCTCGTTCTCCGCGACGCGCTCGAGGATCTCCAGCCGACTCATGCTCATCGCGTCCTCGTCGCAAGTTGGAAAAGCGCGCGCTTCGTCAATCTGGACGGTTGGGAGGTCCGATTACATGCGCGGTTCGTCAATCTCCGTGTCCACGAGGTCGCGTCGAGTTCGCGCAGCGTCCGATTCGATGTCAGGGGCGACGGACGCGGCGGAGGCGGAGGCGGCGGCGCGCGCGCGCGCGACGGTGGACGTGTTGATGAACGGCCTCGATGCGCGGATCCCTGCGCACGTCGAAAGGATCCTCGACACGAAGCTGCGCAAGATGGCGCAAGACGGCAAAGCCGCTGCGGCGGCGAAGCAGCAGCAGGCACAGGAAACGGCGCGACTCGTGCTCGCGGCGATGCGCCGACAGGATGAGCAGATCAAAACGTTGTCGAAGCAAATCGCCGCGCTCAAGCAAGCAATCGCGTCGCGCGACGCGCGCGACGCCGAGCAGAAACGGGGCCGTGTGCTCTGCCGGTAATGTTCTGACCAACGAGTACGCGTCCATGACCGACGACGAGAAGGCGTGCGTGCTCTCGCTCCTGCACGCGCACGTGAGCGACGGTCCCGAATACGTTTCGTGGGTCCCCGCGTACACAACACTGCGCCAAAAATTAGAGGGGAGCGTCCGCGTGGGGGGGCACTACCGACGCAAAGCTCTGTGCCGCAACCTCATAAGCGCGCTCAAGTGCACGGCGAAATTCTACGACGTGTCGCGCCCCCCGATGCTGTGCGCGCCCCCGGGCGCCGCGCGCCGGCGGTGGGAAGAGAACGGGCGCCCGATCCGGGTGTCGGAGCGCCAGCTCGAGTTCTTCTAGGCCACCTACGGGCTCATGAAGCCGAGCTCGGCGTCCAGATCGCCGACGATACCGAGGGCATCCACGACCCCGAGGTCGTCGACGATCATCTCCAGGTCGTGGAGGTCGGCGTCGTAGTTCGTCTCGTCGTTCGTCACGTCGTTCGTCTCGACGGCCACTACGAGTGGCGCGTCGGACGTGAGCTCGTGCAGACGGCCGAGCGCGAGCGCGTAGTCGTTCTGCAGCATCGCGTGCGCGAGCTGCAGCTGCACGAGCTGCGCGCGCAGCTCCGTGCCCCCCCCGTCGCGCGCGCTCCGGCGCGCCTCGCCCTCCTTGAGCCACTCGCCGTGGCGCACACCGTTCTCGAACGCGTCGTGCATCGCGCGGCGCATGTCTTTTGCGACCGTCACGTCGAGCGTGCGCAGCGAGTCGGGGAGGCCTACGAGCCGCATCATCGACGGGGGCATGTGCGCCTGTATCGCCGCCTTCATGTGCCCGATCTCATCGAGTGTCGCACGAGCAGCGCCGCCGAGCGCGTCGAGCGGCGAGTTCGGCGCGCGCGCGGCACACGCCATCTCGCGCACCGGCGTACTCGGCGTGGGCGGCCGCACGACCGTCGTCCTCCCTGTCGAGCCTGCGACATTGTCGCCTGCCGCGTCTGCGCCGGTGCGGCGCGCGCGCGGCGCGTCGTCGAGCGACGGGAAGGCGAAGAGCGGCGCGGCGCGCGCGAGCCCAGCCGGCGCGCGCGCCGAGAACGTGTGCTGCCACGCGACCGGCGCGTCACGCGCTCGCATTCTGAGAGCGCGCGGGAACGAGCGACGGCGGGCACCTCCTCTAGACCACCCAGAATCGCGATTCCTGACGGCTAAGCTCTTTGCTCTTTGGTAAGCAAATGGAAAGAGCAATTTGCTCTTTAGGCCAAAGAGCAACTTGCTCTTTTCACTTGCTCCTTTCACTTACTTTTCTTACTATTTAAAGAGAGAGAGAGAGAGAGTATTAGTAAGGGGCGGCGTGTCACGTGACGTGCGACGGCGGGCACCTCCTCTAGACCGCTCAGAATCGCGATTCCTGACGGCTAAGCTCTTTGCTCTTTGGTAAGCAAATGGAAAGAGCAAGTTGCTCTTTAGGCCAAAGAGCAACTTGCTCTTTTCGCTTGCTTAGCAAAGAGCAAAGAGCTTAACCGTCAGGACGGACACGTTTACGGCACCCGACACGACCGCCCGCCGTCG